AATCAGGCGACCGAAGAGGGTCGGGTCCGGCTCGACGTTGGCGTTGTGGTACTCGTTCCAAATGAGCCACGGCAGCGTCGTGCTGTAGGTGAAGCTGTACTCCCCGGTCTCCTTGTTCGCTGTCAGTGTGCCATCGCTCTGCGCCTCGCCTCTCCAGGTCCGATCCATCACGGTCGGGGCGATGGGAAGCGAATAGGAAATGCTGTCCGCCAGCTTCACGAACGTCGCCCGCGATGCCCCGCTCCACACCGGAATCTCCGCCAAGACCGCCTCCAGCCACGCCATGAGGGCCTGGGCGATCATGTCGCTCATGTGAGCGTGCAAGGCGCTCTGGTAGGCCGCCACGTCGATGCGCGGGACCGAGAATTGAGCGGTAAACTTCATGGTGCCCTCTGCACCCAACGCAGTGATATCCAGATTCGGTCAAGCTCGCGTCACTGCTTCCTGTCGGCCCCTCTCTCAGGCTGCCCGAAGGGCATCCGTGCCCCGGCCAATTGAGCTTCCCACTCCGCCTCGTCGTGACTCCGAACCTGGTCGAAAGCGACGATAAGGGCTTGGGCCTCAACGCCGCACTCGTCCCAGGACGGCTTGACGCCGGGCGGCCGGATGCCTAGCCGTTCGCAGGCGTGCCAGACGGCGTATTCGCCAGTTCGGTAGCTGGGCCAGAGAATTCGGGCGGCATGGGAGCTTGACCAGCAAGAAAAACCTCGCGGGCCTTTTGCAGCTTGGCCTCGTCCAAGGCGTTTGCTTCCAAGACCAGGGCCAGCACGCGGTTGCACTCAATCTGTGTCAGGCCGCCGCCCTTCAGGTCTTCCTCCCACCCAGCCCAGGTGCGGGGATCGTTCTCGTTGACCGTATCCCACTCGACCTCGGACGGGGCCAGGGACTTTAGCACCATGTAGCCCAGCCGCTTCTTCGCCCACTCGCCGAGCACTTGTTGGTAGGTGGGGTCGGTCAGGTTGGGAATCCAGCCCTCCTTAGTGAACTTGCCCGGCGGCTTGGGGTACGGACACAGGGCCTCGAACCCGCTCATGTCGGGCAGGCCCTTGGCGCGGAAGACGATCTGCTGGTCGCCGCGCGGCAGAACCAGCAGCACTTCGTTGGAGAGCGATGTGGGGTCGATACCGGCAATCTTCATGTTGGTTCCCTCGCTAAAAGGAAAGAGAAAGAGGCGGTGCCGGCACCAGTGCCGGCACCGCATATCTGGTCGCGTGTTCTCGACAAGCAGACCAGAGAAACCGGCCTTTTGATAAAGAGGGCCGGGGAGTCGTCCTAACTCAGGCGGGTCACGATGGGTTCGGTGACGTTGCACTTGCCGGTCACGGCGATCGTGGCGTCCTTGAAGTTCACTTCGCGCTGCTCCGAGCGGAAGTCGGGGAAGAGCGTGATTTCGCCCTGGCTCGTGCCGCAGGGTGCAACGTACTCGACTTCCAGCGCCACGGCGTAGGGTTCGCAGGGGTCTTCGGAGTAGGTGATCCACTCGCTGGCGGCCCCGATCCCCTTCATCGCGTCCATCGGGCTGATGTTCTCGCCGGTGCCGGTGGTGATGTACTCGTACACGCTGTCCCACTTGACATCCAGCGGCACGTCCTTGCCTTCCTTCACGGTGTCCAAGTTGTCCCGGTCGAGCAGGTAGGTGTAATCGCTCTTCTCGGTGTAGGTGATGTTCCCCTCGCCGATCTTCACTTCGACTTGCTGCGGCAGGAAGGTGATGGCGGCGTCCGTGGCATAAGTGCCGGCCCCAAGGGCGGGGCTGAACGTGATGTCCGTCGTCGTGTCCACGTTCGTCCCATCCTGAGTCCGGGCCGTGACGACGTGAATCGTCGTGGCAGCCGTCTCACCGGCGATGGTGAAGCGCGCGCCCACGGGAACCTTCTGCGTTTTCGCGCCAGCCGCCGTGGGGATGCTCGTGCTCGACACTTTGCAGGCGGTGTCGGCTGCGGCCACTGCCGTCTTCGACGGCGTGACGGCCTTATTGCCAAGCGCCGTGCAAGGATATGTGTCGGGGTGCGCCCCGAGGCCGTCCTTGATCCGCACAACGCAGTCTCTCAACTCGATGCGTGCCATGTTCGGTATCTCCTCGTTTATTGGTTGGTGAATAGTTCCATCCGGTAGCGGGCGTCCACCATCGACTGCTTGAGCCGGTCGGTCGGATCGACCTGTCCAAAGTGCAGGACGCGGATGGCGTCGTTGCGGCCTTGGACCGGCGAGAGGCAGCCGACCAGCGCGTGCTCGTCGTCTCCGGGTTGATTTCCGTGCTGGTAGACGGCGATGGCTCCGTCCATTGCCTCTTGGAATACGCCCATCTTCTGGATGATGGCGTACTGGTTCTTCTGCTCTTCGTAGCGGCTGACGAACAGCACGTTCACCACGACTTCAACGTAGAAGTAGTTGTGGCTGGCTTCCCTGGTGAACGGTCCCGTGATGCGAATTTCGCAGCGATCCGTGGCCTCCATGAACTCGGTGGTCCGCTCGTCCAAGCCTTCGACAAGCGCCGGCAGGCTGGCCTCTTGGGCGACTTGCTTGAGGTAGCTGGCTACGGACGCGAACACCCAGCGTGCCCAATTCGGATTGGCCGACATGGCTTAGGTCTCCCCTCCGGCCCGAAAGTCCAGGGCCAGCGCGTCACCGGCCGAGAGATCGACAATCGACCCGGCCACGCCCAGGGACTCGCCCGCCAATTCCTTGCCGGTGATGAGGTACGCCGCATCGAACTCGTACTCTTCGTAGTTCTCGATGGCGTACTTCCGGCCGTTGTAAGCCACCCAATCGGTCTTGTGCAGCACGAGGCTCGGGCAGTCGCGGCGCTCGATGATAAAGAGCCGCTGGCCCGACTCGAAGCCGCCGCCCGCACCCGTGAGCATCTGCTTGTTCGCAGAGATCAGCGCGACGGTGTGCTTCACTTCGGCGCTGACCTTCACAGGCAAAATGACGGCCCGCTGAATCCGGGTCGCCGTCTTCGTGCGGGCCACTTCGCCGGTCTTCGCATCCGTAGTCACCACGCCGTTTTGATAAACGACGATGCTGCCGCCGTACTGCCGCTTCAGTGCGTAGAGCACCCGGCGAATCTGCTGGTTCAAGCCGTAACTGGCAGGGTACGTCACGGCGTCAGCCTCGCTTCCGCTGTTCGGCGCAGGTCGGTCGCCACGGGCACTCGAAACGTTCGTCCAGGGCCTTCTCCAACCGCTCCATCATCAAGGTGTTCTGGGCAATCACGTCCGCGCACCTCTCTTCTGTGGCGCAGCCAGTTATGTGGCCTAGCTCGTTCCTTCCTCGGTATTTCAGCGTTTCGCCGATTTTCTGCGCCACATAATTTTGGTGTTACGCTATGGGGAGAGTATTTCGTTTCCCCTTTCTCCCCGGAGGTTCGACTATGTTCGATCAGATTTTCAAGGTTCCCGGTGTTGTGGCGCGCTACCGCAAAGGCCCGATGTTGGAAGAACGCCTTGCCTTCCTGGCACATCTCGCGGACCAGGGCTACACCCGGAAGGGTTTGCGGGTGACGGCGCAGGGGCTGCTCGCAATTGCACAGATGCGTGGATTGACCAGCCGACCTCGAAAGGCCCTGACTCCCAACGAAGTCAAGCGCAAGACGGCCAAGCGGCGCTGGCTCTATCGACTTGCCGTCCGATGGCTCCAATTCATGGGGCGTCTGCAACAGCGCCCCGCCCCGCTGACGCCCTGGGCGAAGAAGATCAAAGCGTTCGCTGATTACATGGAGCATGAAGCGGAACTGTCGCCCGCGACCATTTGCAGCCGTTGCTCGCGGGTGGGGCAGTTTTTCAAGCAACTGCGTGTCCAAGGTGGTTCTCTGCACGCGATCACTCCTCATCGGATCGACACGGCGTTTCAGAAGATGCTCGCCCCCGGAGGCTATTCACGAAATACGGTTCAGACCGCTGCCGGCACACTGCGGGCTTTCTTTCGTTTTGCGGAAGCACGCGGTTGGTGCCGCAAGGGATTGGCGGCATCCATTTGCGCTCCGCGGGTCTACTCGCAGGCATCGTTGCCACTGGGACCGTCGTGGGACGATGTGCGGCGGTTGCTCGCCATGACCGAAGGCGACCAGCCGCACAGCATCCGTGCCCGAGCAATGCTGATGCTACTCGCCATTTACGGTCTCCGGGCTGGGGAGGTGAACCGCCTGCGGCTTGAAGATTTCGACTGGGAGCATGAAGTGTTCCGTGTCGTATCTTCCAAGTCGGGGCGGGTCCGAACCTATCCGCTAACGCGGTCTGTCGGGGATGCAATCCTGCGTTATCTGCAAGAGGCGCGACCGCGATCCGCGCATCGGGAATTGTTTTTATCGCTGAGGGCTCCTCTCCGCCCGATTAAGCAGAGTTCGCTTTCGGATGTGGTCAGCAAGTGGTTGCGATCCCTACACGTCTCACTTCCACACTACGGTCCTCATGCCCTGCGTCATGCCTGCGCCACGCAATTGCTGGCCGCTGGCCTGTCGCTGAAGGAGATTGGCGATCAACTGGGACACACGAACCCCGAAAGCACACGGATTTATGCCAAAGTCGATCTTCCCGGCCTCCGGGAAGTGGCCGATTTCGACATGGGAGGTGTCCTATGAACCTCCAACGTCTGATCGAACAGTACATTTCCTTGCGCCAGTCGCTTGGATCGCCATTCACCACGGATGCAAAACATCTCCGGGCCTTGGGCCGTGCCCGTGGCGCACGAGCCACCATTGCCGGTATTCGCACGGAGCACGTGGATGCTTTTCTGGGCAAAGCCAGGCCCGTAACCGAAACCTGGTTCAGCAAGTTGAGCCGCCTGCGGGGCTTCTTCCAATACGCCGTGAGCCGTGGCTACATCACCACAGCCCCTCTTCCGACCGTCATGCCGAAGTGCCCGCCGGCATTCGTTCCCTACGTCTACACGCAGGAAGAAGTCCGCCGCCTTATTCAAGCGATTGAGCCTCACCCGCATGGCAACACCGTCTTGGAGCCGGCAACGTTTCGCGTGCTGATTCTGGTCTACTATGGAGCCGGCTTGCGCCTGCGGGAGGCGACACAGCTCACGCGCGCCGACGTGGATTTGAGCAAGTCCATCCTGACGATTCGGAACACGAAGTTCGGCAAGACACGACTGGTTCCCGTGGGATCGCAACTGAACCGGGTCTTGGTTCAGTACGACCGCACTCGGCCGAAGGGACGGCCTGCCGACGCCCCCTTTTTCGTAACCGCAAAGGGCGGCCTCATCGGCATGAGGCTGCTCGACAGGAACTTCCGCGTTACGTGTGATCGCGCGGGCATCCGCCGGACTGACGCACGCCAACAACCGCGGATTCACGACCTGCGCCATGCGTTCGCCGTTCACCGTCTCACCTCCTGGTACAAGCAGGGTGCCGACGTACAGCGACTCCTGCACCAATTGTCGGTCTATCTGGGCCACGCCCATTTGCAGGACACGCAAGTGTACCTGAGCATGACGCCCGAGCTTCTTCGTGAAGCCAGCCAGCGCTTCGAGCGCTACGCCGGGAAGGAGGGACGCCATGACTAACACCGACTTGCTTAGCCCTTGGGTCCGCCGGTTCTTGTTGGAGTACCTCGTTGCGGAGCGGAATCTCGCCCGCAACACGCAGGCGAGCTATCGGGATACGTTGCAGCAATTTCTGCCGTTCATAGCTCGCGCCGCCCATCGACGGATCGAAGCGCTTCGGGTGGAGGACGTTTCGCCGGCGCGCACCCGCGCTTTCCTTCAAGATTTGGAGAAAACTCGCGGCTGCGGGATCGCCACGCGAAATCAGCGCCTCGCGGCGATCCATTCCTTGGCGCGATTCATCGGTCGGTACAGCCCGGAACACCTGGAATGGTCCGGTCAAATTCAGACCATCGCGTCGAAGAAAGTCGCGCGCCCGCTGATCGGATACTTGGAGAAGGACGAACTGGATGCGTTGCTGAAAGCACCCAACCAACGCACTCCCCAAGGCCGTCGGGACTACGCGGTGCTTCTGTTTCTGTACAACACCGGCGCTCGGGCCGACGAGGTAGCCCAGGTGCGGATCGGCGATCTCGAACTCGGTGCGGCATCCAGCCGCGACGGCTCGGCCGTCGTGCTGCGCGGCAAGGGAAACAAGCGCCGCCGCTGTCCGTTGTGGCCGCGGACAGTTGACGAATTACGACCACTCCTTGACCGTCGAGCGGCATCGGAGCATGTCTTTCTCAACCGCCGCGGGCAACCGCTCACGCGATTCGGGGTCCATGCGCTGGTCGAACGCCACGCTGCCCGCACGGCAGCGACACTGCCGTCCGTGGCGAAGAAGCGTGTGAGTCCCCACACGATCCGTCACACGACCGCAACCCACTTGCTTCGAGCCAGGGTGGACATCAACACCATTCGCGCCTGGTTGGGCCATGTATCCATCAGCACGACCAATGTGTATGCCGAGGTCGATCTGGAGATGAAGGCCAAGGCGCTTGTGAAGTGCGACATCAAGGGCGGCAAGACGAAGAAGCCGTGGCGCAAGAATCCAGGGCTCATGGAATTCCTGCGAACCTTGTAGGGCAAAGATTATGTGGCGTCCAGCACAGCAACGAGTCCAGAAATCACGGAGGAAGCATGCTGGACGCCACATAACTGACTGCGCCACAGAAGAAAGGTGCGCGGACGTGATCGCCCAGAACACCTTGATGATGGAGCGGTTGGAGAAAGCCCTGGACGAGCGTTTCGAGTGTCCCTGGCGACCAATCTGCGCCGCCAAACATACGCGAGACTGACGCCATGACATGCCCGGCCAGCTACGGCCTGAACCAGCAGATTCGCCGGGTGCTCTACGCGCTCAAGCGGCAGTACGGCGGTAGCATCGTCGTTTATCAGAACGGCGTGGTGACTACGGACGCGAAGACCGGCGAAGTGACGCGCACGAAGACGGCGACCCGGATTCAGCGGGCCGTCATTTTGCCGGTCAAGGTCAGCGCCGAAGTGAAACACACCGTCGCGCTGATCTCCGCGAACAAACAGATGCTCACTGGCGCGGGCGGCGGCTTCGAGACGGGCCAGCGGCTTTTTATCATCGAACGCCGCGACTGCCCGAGCCTCGTGCTGCACAAGACCGATTGGGTGGCCTATAGCGGCCGGCGTTACGCCATTGAGAACTACGAAGAATACGAGTTCGATGCGGCGTACCTCATCACCGGCAAGGAATTGGTGGGGGAGGCGGTGGGCGTGGCCGGCTCCGTTGTCGGTCTCTCGGCCGGCGACGCGCTGGCCCTGGACACTCAGGCCGTAGGGGAGAGCTAAGCCATGTCGGCCAATCCCAATTGGGCACGCTGGGTGTTCGCGTCCGTAGCCAGCTACCTCAAGCAAGTCGCACTGGAGGCGGAACTGCCCGTCGTTGTCGAAGGCTTAGACGAGCGGACCACCGAGTTCATGGAGGCCACGGATCGCTGCGAAATCCGCATCACGGGACCGTTCACCAGGGAAGCCAGCCACAACTACTTCTACATCGAAGTCGTGGCGAACGTGCTGTTTGTCAGCCGCTACGAGGAGCAGAAGAACCAATACGCCATCATCCAGACGATGGGCTTGTTCCAAGAGGCAATGGACGGCAGTATCGCCGTCTACAAGTACGGAACGGGGCCGGACGACGACGAGCACGCGCTGGTCGGCTGCCTCTCGCCGGTCCAAGGCCGCAACGACGCTATCCGCGTGATGCACTTTGGGCAGGTCGATCCGACCGACCGGCAGAAGCAGAGCATGATCGACGCCCGCTACCGGATGGAACTTTTCACCAACCAATAAACGAGGAGATACCGAACATGGCACGCATCGAGTTGAGAGATTGCGTTGTGCGGATCAAGGACGGCCTCGGGGCGAACCCCGACACCTATCCCTGCACGGCGCTTGGCAACAAGGCCGTCTCGCCGTCGAAGACGGCAGTGGCCGCAGCCGACACCGGCTGCAAGGTCTCGACGGTGAGCATTCCCACGGCGGCCGGCGCGAAAACGCAGAAGGTGCCCGTGGGCGCGCGTTTCACCATCGCCGGTGAGACGGCCGCAACGGTCCACGTCGTCACCGCCCGGACCCAGGATGGGACGGACGTGGACACGACGACGGACATCGTTTTTTCGCCCGCCCTGGGGGCCGGCACCTATGCCACGGACGCCGCGATCACCTTCCTGCCGCAGCAGGTCGAAGTGAAGATCGGCGAGGGGAACATCACCTACACCGAGAAGAGCGAGTATACCTACCTGCTCGACCGCGACGAGTTGGACACGGTGAAGGAAGGCAAGGACGTGCCGCTGGATGTGAAGTGGGACAGCGTTTATGAGTACATCACCACCGGCACCGGCGAGAACATCAGCCCGATGGACGCGCTGAAGGGGATCGGTGCGGCCAGCGAGTGGATCACCTACTCCGAAGACCCCTGTGAGCCTTATGCCGTGGCGCTGGAAGTCGAGTACGTCGCGCCTTGCGGCACGAGCCAAGGCGAAATCACGCTCTTCCCCGACTTCCGCTCGGAGCAGCGCGAAGTGAACTTCAAGGACGCCACGAGTGCCGTCACGGGCAAGTGCAACGTCACGCAACCCATCGTGACCCGCCT